AAATAAAAACTACTTTTAAAAGGGGCCTTCGGGCCCCTTTTTTTATGGGATATTCTCTTGACTTTATGGGAAAAAAGAGTATAAGATTAAAGCGGTTTAGTAATATATCGAAGGAGGTATATGATGACCGCTCTATCACAGTCCTTAATAGCTGAGAAAATCAAATTAGAATCTCAGTGGAACTCTCAATACCTAGCTACCGGTAAGGAAACTCTTGAAATGAAATCTATTGAAGCAAGATTAAAGAGAATAATAGCAAAGCTACGTTGGAGAGATTTAAAGACTTATGACAGTCCTCTGTTTATTCCTGAATAAATAGATTACTTGCACTAAATCAAAAATTTCTATAATATTTTAGCCACTATACAAAATAGTTAATATAGACGCGTATAGTCGATGGCCTAGAAACTATATTAACAATATAACTAGGAGGTTATAATCATGGCAAATACTACTTTTAAAGGTCCTGTCACATCCTTAAATGGTTTTATTGGTGGACCAAACCCAAATGCAAGTGATACACAACAAGGTGGAACAACTGTATTTTATGCATCAAACATCACAACTTTAACAGATGGAACTAACACTTTATTAGCAACAGCTAACGAAGGTGTAATGGTTTATTGTGAAGATGCTGTTAACGCAACAACTAATGGTTATGTATTTTCAAATGGAACTACATGGGTGCAATTAAACGCTCCTGATACTGACGTTAACCCAAAATAATTTAAGTTAGGAGCCGAGTATGAGTTATAAATCAGACGTAAAACCCGTGGTGTTAACAGCCAACGGAGTTGGTTTCGCTGGTAGAACTCGTCTTCGTGGTTTAATGGTTCAGTCAACCGGTTCTTCCGGAAGTGCTATTATAAACACCTTAGATGCAACTGGAGCAACAACAGCAGCATCTACTACAACTGGTGTGTATTTAAAAGTACAAGTTGGAGCAGGTGGAACAGAAACATTAAATCTTCCTGAAGACGGCGTTTTATATGCAGATGGAATTGGCTCAACAGCTATTTCTAATGTAACAGTAACATTATTTATAGATAAGTAATGGCAACATCAGGAACAACATCTTTCGATTTAGAAATCGATGAAATAATTGAAGAGGCATACGAGCGATGCATGGTAAAAGGTTCCCGTTCGGGATACGATATCAGAAGCGCTCGTAGGTCTCTCAATATACTATTTTCAGAATGGGGAAATAGAGGCATTCATCTTTGGAAAGTTGGTTTACAAACAGATACTCTCGTAGAAGGACAAGCCAATTATACAGCCCCTTCTGATTGTAGTGATGTATTAGAAGCGTATTATCGAAACAATACTACTGCAACAGCTCCTGTTGATCAGAGTTTATCAAAGATAGATCGTTCCGCTTATGCTGCAATACCTAACAAATTATCACAAGGTGTTCCTTCTCAATATTATGTTGATAGACAAAACACCCCTGTAATTTATTTATATCAAACCCCGGACTCTGCACATTCTGGGTCTAATTATCAATTGCAGTATTATTATATTAAAAAGATTCAAGATGCAGGCGCTTACACTAATACAGCTGACGTTTATTATACTTTCATTCCTTGTATGGTATCTGGTCTAGCTTATTATTTAAGTATGAAAATCAATCACCAATTAACACAAAGTTTAAAAATGATTTATGATGATGAAATGACCAGAGCATTAAATGAAAACGGTCAACGAACCTCGCTCTTCATTTCACCAAAATCGTATTACCCAGGAACCTAATGAGTACATTCGCAAGAGGAAAATTCGCAAAAGCTATCTCTGACAGAAGTGGTATGGCTTTTCCTTATTCTGAAATGAAAACAGAATGGAATGGTTCATTTGTTCACAAATCAGAATATGAAAAGAAACATCCTCAATTAGAGAAGAAGGCGCATCGTGCTGACCCTGAGGGGTTGCAGAATGCCAGACCCGCTAGAACAGAGCCGGCTGTTGCTAGAATACTGACCCTTAATCCTCTAACCGTGGCCAACGGTTCTTCAACTATTTCTGTGTTTGAAGAGGCCCACGGTCGAAGTTCCGGTGATGTTGTAAAGTTTACAGACGGTTCAGGTAATTTTGGAATTCAAGCAGGCAATATTAATTATGCATCCGGCTATTCTATAACTACAGTAGATGCTAATAATTATACTTTTAATGTTAACACTAATACTGCAAATGCAGATGGAAGAATAGGAGGAGGAAGTATATCGGTTGGCCCGGTAACTTTAACACCATAATGAATTACGGAGAGTTAAAAACAGCAATCAGAAGTTATACAGAAGTAGATACTTCTGTTTTATCTAATTCTATTTTAGACACTATTGTGCAAAATGCAGAAAACAGAATTTTTAGAGAAGCACAAATTGACGGTTATAGAAAATATGCCACTTCTAATATGGTCGTGGGACAACGATATATTTCTGTACCTAGCAATTTAAGAGTGATTCGATATGTTCAAGTAACCGATAGTTCCGGCAATCAAAGTTTCTTAGAACAAAAGGATACAAGTTTCATGGCCGAATATGATCCAACACCAGGGTCAAGTTATGGCACACCAAAATATTATGCAAACTGGGATGAAAATACATGGGTAGTCGCTCCAACACCGGACGATACTTATGCTATTACCATGGCTTATTATGTACAGCCCACTACTATTACAGGAAGTGATTCTAATACCAGTTATGTATCTACTTATGCGCAGGAATTGCTTTTATATGCCTCTATCGTAGAAGCGTATAAATTCTTGAAAGGTCCTGCCGATATGATACAAACATACGAACAGTCTTACCAAACTGCAATGCAGTCCTTTGGTGTAGAACAGACAGGACGTCGAAGAAGAGATGAGTATACGAGTGGGGTTATTCGTGTACCTTTACAAACAAGCAACCCATAGACTTTAGGAGGTCGATTAAATGGCAAACATAGTACCAAGCAGCTTTAAACAGGAACTCCTATCCGCTACTCATGATTTTACACCGAGTACTGGAAATACGTTCCATATAGCTCTTTACACAACCGTTAACGGTTTTTCAGCAGCGACAACTGCTTACACCACAACTAACGAAGCATCCGGCACAAACTATTCTGCTGGTGGAACAGCACTCACAAATACTACTTTAACTTTAAGTGGTACTGTTGCTGTAGCAAGCTTTAGTGATATTACATTTAGTTCTGTAACACTAACTGCTTCTGCTGCTTTGATTTTTAATACAACTCAAGCAAATAAAGCTGTTGTTGTGTTAGATTTTGGTGGAGATAAAACAGCTACGAACGGTGATTTTACAATAGAATTCCCAACAGCAGATTCATCGAACGCTATTATTAGAATAGCATAAGGAGACTTTTATGTCTTTTGTTGTTGCTGACAGAGTCAAAGAAACAAGTACCACAGTAGGTACAGGGGACTTTACGCTCGACGGAGCCAGTGCAGGCTTCGTGTCCTTTAATGCAGGTGTTGGTACCAGCAACAGAACTTATTATGTTATCTCATTGCAAGGTGGATCTGAATATGAAGTAGGTATTGGTACACTTACGGCCTCCACTACTTTGCAAAGGGATGAAGTAATAGATTCATCTAATTCTAACAACCTAGTTAATTTTAGTGCAGGGACTAAGGACGTTTTTGTTGCGCAACCAGCTAACAAAGCTCACGATGCATCAGTAGCCGTATCCGTAGCTCTGTCATAGGAGGGCTATAAATGAACTTCGGTCTTTACGCTTTTGCGGAAGACGCTTTTGCGGCACAAGGTGGTATAGCCTCTGCTAGTGTTAGTGTTCAAGTTACCGGCAATCAAGTTAACATCGCTGTCGGTGATGTTACGATTGTTGCTAAAGCCCAAGTTCCTGTTACCGGAAATCAATCTAATGTTCAAATAGGCACAGTCACTGTCACTTCTGATGCGATTGTTCAAGTCACAGGTAATCAATCAGATATAAGTGTTGGTGATGCTACTCTTGTAGGTCAAGCTAATGTTCAACCTACTGGTAACGAAGTTAATGTTCAAACAGGTAATGCTATTGTCAAGATTAGTATTTCTGTTCCTGTCACAGGAAATGAAGTTGATGTAGCTGTCGGTGATGCTACTGTCAAAGGTTCCGCGATTGTTAATGCGACCGGTAATCAATTAGATGTTGGTGTAGGTACACCTAATATTGTTGGTAATGCCAAGATATTACCGATTGGAAGTCAAGCAGAAATTCAAGTTGGCAATGTTACTGTCAAAGGTAATGCTGTTGTCCAAGTCACGGGTAATCAAGTTAATGTTCAAATTGGTGATGCAACACTTGTTGCAAATGCTACGGTTCAACCAACAGGTAATCAAGTTGAAGCTCAAGTAGGGAATGCTGTTGTTAAAGCAGGAACCTTTGTTCCGGTCACCGGGGAACAAGTTGATATATCAACAGGAACAGCAACTATCCGTGCTGATTGTATTGTACGACCTAGTGGTAACTTTATTGATGCGATTATTGGTGATGCAGAAGTTATTGCTAAAGCTTTTGTTAGACCAACCGGAAGTCAAGTTCAAGCACAAACAAGTGGTGCCACTGTTGTTATTGTTAATAACACTATCGCAGCTCCGGCCGGTAGTCGGGTTAAAATATCTACCGGCAGTGTTTCTGTTCGCATTTCAGCTATGGTAGACGCTACAGGTAATGCCTTGACTGTTCAAACAGGAACTGCTATACCTCGTATGTGGAACCCCATAGATCCTAACGATAACCAACCGTGGACCACAGTTAACGCTAACGACACGCAGGGCTGGGTTGAAATTCCAACTAATGACACACAACCATGGGTAAAGGTAGCATAATATGGCAAGTACATATTCAAATTTAGGTTTAGATTTACAAGTCACCGGGTCGAATAATAACACCTGGGGTGAATATACTAATACAAACCTACAAAGAATTGATAAGGTAATTTCCGGTTATACAACGGTTCAATGTAATTCGACCACTATTACACTAGCATTTTCTACTAATACCTCTTCTACTACTTATGCAGAAGAAAATAGTCAAAATAGAATTATTAAGTTTACTTCTGGCTCAGCATCAGCGGATATTACTGTCACTGTGCCGGATATTGAAAAAGAATATATTGTTGAAAATCAGTCTGGATATAATATAACTTTTACAGCGGGTGGTTCTACCACATATCTTTTAGATACAGATAGAATGGCACCCATTTACATTGACGGTTCTCAAGGTGTTTACAATTCACTTAATAAACTAAAAGTGAACACTATTGAGGCAGATAATGTCTTAGGGGGAGCAGATCCTATTGTATTTGCTGTCGCTTTAGGATAGTATAAGGAGAAACTATGGCAAACGTATTTACAGTTGATACCCTCAATTCACCAAGCACTACAGGAAGTACTGTATTGGCATTAAACGCTACTACGACTGCTGTGGTTTTGGGCTGTATTGTTGCCAATACAACAAGCATCACAGGAACAGCAACTATTCAGTTGTATGATAACTCAAGAAGTACAACTGTGACTTTAGTTAAAGATGCAGAAATTCCTGTGGGTGGCGCACTAGAATTATTATCTGGTGGTAAAGTTGTATTAGACAATTCAGATCAAATTAGAGTTTCAGTAGGGTCAACAACACATACTGTCGACGTTACAATTAGTACACTAAAACAGTCATAAGGAGAATAAATGTCGTACGTAGGAATAGGTAATAGACAAGATTACATCGCAGACTTTCCCACACAGGAATTCAGCGGTAATAGTACAACTACTACCTTTACATTAAATTTTGAAGCAGTGACCGGAGCCGTTCGTGTTGCTGTCGATAATGTCCTACAGCCTGCTGACGGTTCTTCTTATTATGTTAATGGAAATTCTTTAACTTTTACATCCGCTCCGGCATCCGGAACTAATAATATCTCTGTTGTTTATTTAGGTACTGTCAGAAATATTTCTTCTGTATCAGATAATGCCATTACCGCAGCTAAATTAAATTCCGCTGCTATCACCGGTCAAACAGCAGAAACTTCTGTAGCCGATGATGATTTAGT